TTCAACTTGATATTCCCCTTGAAGGATAAGCTGGGAAGCTTTAAGAGATGCAAATATGACGCGGAATTCATTAGGTAAAAGATTTTGGACTCCGGAAGTGATTTTCCGGGCGGCAGACATACAACACTGTAAATTTATTTCAGCCTGTATATCTGTTATTTCCATATCGAGAGAAGGGAGAATCGAAAGAGTGCATAAAATTGTGTCGATATCTTCTCTTGTAAGTTTATAACTTATAGGTTTCATAAATGCCTCCTTTTAATTTGATGTGTGAAGATATTATACGACTAAAAGGGAGAGAAAACAATAGCAAGGAAAACAGAAAGGAAAGAAAGGAGATGAAAAGAGTGACAACGATTCAAGTATACAGAAATCGAAGGAACTCAAACAAATACATAGAAGTACATAATGATGGACATTATCACAATTCACTGAAACAGTATCTTTTCTGGGAGAGAAACGTCATCACAGGCGAGCCGCTTCCGGAACCAGTAAAGAATATCACAGGAGACAAGAAACTTCATCGCTGGAGAAAGATCAACCTGAAGGAATTGCTGGAAGACTATGAACTGGTAACAGCATAAGAAGAAGGAGGGATGAACATGGCAGCAGTTGACAGAAAAAAAGAAACTGTAAACCGTAAGGCCGAAGACGCACGTGAGTTCGTTGAACTGCTGGCGCAGTTGACAGAAGCAGACAAGGAAAGAATCAAGTACGTTATGATCGGCCTGAAGATGGGCGAAACAGTTCGCACAGGATTGACGGCATAGAACAGGCCCCGGCGGAAATGCCGGGGAGTACATATAAGGAGAACAGACATGAAACTGAATAAAGAGAAATTCATGAAGACAGAAATGGGCGGCGAATTAGAAGAAACTATTCGCACATGGGACAAGGCCATTGACGAAAGAAGAAAAGCAACACCGGGAATCGGAAATCCAGATCAGGGACTCGGCTTCAAATACTGGGACAACACTTGCAGAAGCTGTCAGGACAGATGGGAAGTGTTCAAACTGGCAATCAAGCAGTTTTATGGAATTGAATTTTTCTTCACAAGAACGGAGGAATACTTCGGAGTGTGCAGCGAGGATGAACAAGTGTGGTTGATAAAAGAAGAAAAAGATACAACAAAAATCGGTTCAAAGGAATATCTGGTTTTAGCAGATTGCCTTGTGGATTCCTGCATGATGACATGGGAAATCAAAGCAGATAATGACGAGCAGGCATACATGAAAGCAATGAGCATCGTAAGAAAAACGAGAGAGGCAGATAGCGGCACATGTGAGACGATACCGATTCGAGGTGGAGCATGGGCGGACGAGATGAACAGTTGCTTCTTTAAAGAACTGAAAAAAGTAAATGAATTCAGAATATGTGAGGAATACGGCAAAGAGTATCCAGACAATATGTTTGCATTAAGGGGGGTAAAAACATGACAACGAAAGACCAGGAAAGACAGGCAATCGAAAAGATCAGAAAGATCGTGGAAGGACTCGGAGAAAACAGTTATGTAGGGTTCGCAATGGATGGAGTCCTGGAACTGGCAAAGGACAACATTCGAGAAGATACTGCGTACAGCATGAAAGAAAGTGCAGAGATCGCGTGGGAGAGAGCAACCAAAGCAGAGAAAGAGAACAAAGAACTGAAGAAGACCGTCGAGAAGAGAGAGGCAACCATTTCAAAACTGAACACGGAACTCTGCAATGCGAAAGCGAACGAGATTTCTGAGGAACTGGTTCAGGAGATGTATTGCATGGCCTATAACAAGGAAGCAGGAGCACAGAAAAAGATGGAGCAGGCAGCGGATCAGATGGCAGAAGCCACTATCGCTGGAGAAGATGCACATGGATTTGTAGAGGAATACAAGAAACAGAAAGAGAACCGGAACCGATACAGAAAAGTAATGGAGATGCTGGACCAGAGAGAAAGACGGAGGGCCGGAAGAGATAACTGAATATAGTTTCAAATAGCCGAAACAGGGGCGAGGTCCCTGTCTGGACACGACGGCAACGTGTTCACTGATGATGGCAAGCCGAGAGACATCATCAGAGCATCGTGAAAACATGGCGGCGTGTGCAGGCTGGTCTGCTGGGACTGCTACGATCAGATCATGGTGAAAGGCTATGACGATGCAGACGTGAACAAAGACTATGAATATTAAGGAGGACGACATGTTTATTTTATCGCAGAACAAAGAGAAGCTGTACAACCTGTCCGGACACATTGAAGGAATCGGGTACGAAGAAACAAAGGAGTATGCAAAAGGAAAGAAGGAAGATAAGATCAGACACACGCTCCTGGTATATAACGGACTCTGCAAAGAAGTAGCAGAGTATGAAACAAAAGAGGACTGTATGCTGATCCTGTACGCAATCTTCAAGGCAATAGAACAGGGCATGAATGCACTGGAGCTTCCAACACAGGAAGAGATGGCAGAACAGAAGGAACTGAATTTATGAAGCAGTTTATTGAAGCGGGCGGAGAGATTACAAAAGAAGCGACTGAGCTGCTGAAGGAAATGTTCAAAGGATAGAAGCCGAAACGGGGCACAGGCCCCGTCCGGTCACGATGGCAACGTGATCGCTGACGATGGCAAGCTGAAAGCCATCCGATGAACATTGTGAAAACATAGCGGCGTGTGCAGGCTGCCAGAATCCTGCATAGAAGGTCATCAGGTTTTGAGCAGCTTTTTAATGAGAAAAGTGCAGCATGGTGTCACACATTGCCAGGAAGGGAATGGTGATATACATGACTGTATCACACGGATGCAGATAGACCATGCTGGAAGGCAGTACATAGAAAGGAGAGTAGTGTCGTGAAGAATACACTGACAGACCTGAACAATTATCTGTTCGAGGCACTTGAAAGAATCAACGACGATGATCTGGACAAGGAAGGCCTGGACAAAGAGATAAAACGGGCAGAAGCAACGACGAAAGTCGCAACAACGATCATCAACAACGCAAACGTGCAGCTGAACGCCATGAAGCACATGGATGAATATGGCTACAACACAGGAAGCAAGGAAAGAAAAGTTCCTGCGATGCTGGTGGTGAAAGAAAATGCATAAATATCCGGAAGAAGTGGGGCAGTACATCAGAGATCACGTAGTCGGAACGAGCACAAAAAAACTGACAGCAGATCTCAATAGAGAATTTTCTCAAAAATACGAGATAGAGTTCACAGAAGCAAAAGTCAAAAAGTACAAGTACAACCATAAGCTGAAAAGCGGGACGAAAGGCGGGACGCCGAAAGGCTGTTCATTGGTATATCCGGAAGGAATGGAAACATTTATCCGGAGCATTGCATCAGGAAGAACATCAGAAGAGATTGCAGCAGCAGTGAACGAAAAATACGGAAAAGGGACGATCACAGGGAAGAAAGTGAGAGTCTACAAAAAAAAACACGGGATCACTACAGGAGTGAACACACGTTTCCGGAAAGGGCGTGTACCACAAAACAAAGGACAGAAGATGCCGCCGGAAGTGTACGAGAAAGTAAAGCACACAATGTTCCAAAAAGGACACGCACCAGCAAACAAGATGGAAGTCGGAGAGCTTACACATACAACGGACGGCTATCTGATCAGAAAGGTACAGGAAGACGGAACACAGCGAGAACGGTTTAAATTCGTGCATAGAGCAGTGTGGGAAGAACATCACGGAGAGATTCCGAAAGGGAAGATGGTGAGCTTCCTGGACGGAGACAAAGATAACTGTAATATAGAAAATCTTTTCCTGATAGACAACGAGACAAATCTGGAAATGAACAGAAGAGAACTCCGGTTTGATGAAGCAGAGCTGACAAAAGTCGGCCGAAACATTGCAAAGCTGAACATCAGTGCAAGGAACAGAAAAAAGGAAAGAGGTGAGCCGCATGGCAGCAGTAGAGAACAACAGACCTGATCCCATGAAGGCGTTCAAAGCGATCGCCATGATCCTGAACGCAAGAGAAGAAGGCGTGAAGGTACGCCTGACGAGCGTCAGGAAGGTAGAAGAAGATGTCAGAAAAGCAGGGTAAAAGAAAAGCCTTCCGGTATGCTTGGCGGCTCCGGAAGGCTACACAATGGCTTCCAGACAATGCTGAGAACCAAAGTACACATCAATAGTATTATACAGCAGACGACAGATGAAGTCAACAAAGCCGCGCATTTCTTGAACGTCTTAAATCGGCCTTGTAATGGATACTAACAAGTCTACGAAGGAAGTATAAGACATGAGTAAGAGAAAGAGAAGGACTGTATATGTCCCATACGACTATGAAGTAGCATATCAGAACAGCCTGGAACAGATGGAGGAAGAGAACGAGAAGAGACTCCTGAAGGAAGGCAAGGTGAAGAACATATATGCCACAAAGGAGATCAGATCGGGAGATCAGCTGGAGATTGAAATATATCCAGAGTTCACAAGGAAACAGGAGAACCAGATCCCGGATGAAGGAAGAAGAAAGAAACAGAGACAGGCACAGAAGAACCTGAACGATAAGAACAGCAGGAAGATGTGCGAGCGCCTGATCCTGGAGAACTTCGACAATAGGGATATATGGGCGACATTTACATACACAGAAGAACCTGAGACGCTGGAAGAAGCGATCAGGAACATGCAGAACTTCATCAAGAGACTGAACTATAAGCGAAAGAAGATGGGACTGAAGAATGTGAGATATGTCTATACAACAGAGTGCGGAAGCAAGGGAAGGTTCCATCACCACATAGTCATGGACGGAGATCTGGACATGGACACAGTGGAAGCGACCTGGAACAAAGGCAAGAGGAATCACCTTCGCAGATTACAGAAAGACGAAAACGGACTTGTAGGTGCTGCAAGGTACATCACAAAAGAAAAAGAGAGAAAGAGCAAATACAAGAAAACGTGGAACGCTTCAACAGGATTGAGAAAGCCAAAGGAGAAAGTGAACCACTACAAGACAAAACAATATCAGGTAAACAGGATCGTGAAGGGAGACTTGAAGATCTGCGACCACCTGACAAAGTGGTACGGCGACATGTATGAGTTCGCAGAGGCAGAAGTGAAGTACAACACATTCAACGGTCGATTCTACATATACGCACGAATGCGAGCGAAAGGAGCAAAGAAAGAAGATGAACATGCGATACGCAAGAAGGAGTGAAGACACAGAGCAGATCAACGTGATCAGCTGGGCGATGTGGAACGAGAACGCACATCCGGAGCTGAAACTACTGCATCACTGCCCGAACGGCGGCAGCAGGAACAAAGCTGAAGCTGTAAAGCTGAAACAGATGGGCGTCAAAGCAGGGATCCCTGATCTGAGCTTTCCAGTGCCGAAGGGTATCTATAACGGTCTGTACATCGAGATGAAGTACGACAAAGGAACGATACAAAAGAGCCAGAAGGAAATGCTGAAAGCCCTGGCAGACGCAGGGCACTACTGCGTTGTATGTTACGGGGCAGAAGAAGCAATCAAGATCCTGACGGAGTACATAAACCTGAAACCGATAGACACAGGAAAAGGCGAGGACATGATGCTGTGTCAGAATCTGACCGTACACAAAAACAGGAAAGTATCACCGATGCAGTAGGAGGGCACGATGGACGATTATGCAGAAGCAGTCAGAAGATTCTACGAGGTATACAGACCGATCGCAAGAAGGCACAACCTGAGACTGCACAGCAAGTTTTCAATGTACGATGACGGTCTCATCAAGATCTACCAGGGCGAAGGCCCGGACAAGAAGCAGATCATCAAGGTGGAGGAGAAAGACGACGCACTGTGCTACAGGAGAGCCACAGACGCAGTGATCAGCTGGGAAGAAAGTAGAAGACGAGAGCAACAGGCAGCAAGCTAGAAAGAACAGGAGGTACACATCAATGAAAATTATCACAGTAATGAACCAGAAGGGCGGGATCGGCAAGACGATGACGGCGGCATCGCTTGCCTATATCCTGGGACAGGAACACGGCATGAAGGTGCTGCTGGTAGATGCAGACCAGCAGGGAAACGTATCAATGCTGTACGATCGTTTTGAACCGGAAGGAATCGGTATGTCGGAATTGTTGGAGAAACACAGGAGCACAGGAGGTACATATAGCACGACAGAGCTGATCCAGACAACGCCATACGACAATGTGGATATTATCCCGGCGAACGGCTATCTGATGCGGACAAACATGCAGCTGTTGCTGAACGAGAAGGAAGATCAGATTATCAGATTCGCGGCGGCCATGCTGGAAGTGCAGGACGCATACGATTACTGCATAGTGGACTGTGGACTGCTGATGGACATGACAGTAACGAACGTGCTTGTAGCGACGGATCTGCTGATCCTTCCTGTGAAGGTCGGAGGCTTCGAGGTGGAAGCAATCGCAAACATGGCGGAGCAGGTGGAAGATCTGCGAGGGCTGAACGAAGACATCAAGATCAAAGTGCTGATGACAATGAGACAAAAGAACCAGACCAGTCTCCAGGTGGAACAGTGGCTGAAAGAGTCATCCGGACAGGAATGTTTCGAGACATCGGTCAGACGGTCGATCGTAGCAGAAAAGGCAACTATGCAACGCGTGCCGCTTCCGGTGTTCTCAAAGAGCAGCATCGTGACAAGAGACTACAGAGAAGTGACCAGAGAGATCCTGGAAGAAATGGAGGAGTAAACAATGGCAGCAGGCTGGAGCGTCATGGACGCATTGAACAGAAACAGCAAGGCAGCGGCAGAGGATAAGCCGCGAGCAAGGTTCCGCACAAAGGACATCAGCATCAGGAAGATGTACAGCAATGACAGGAACTTCTACAGCATGAACGACATAGATAAACTGGCACAGGAGATTCTGACGGTCGGACTCCTGGAGAACATGACAGTCATGTATGCGCCGTGTGAGCGTGGAGAGTACAGGATCATAGCAGGGGAAAGACGATGGAGAGCATTGCAGCTCCTGCTGAAGAAAGGCTATGAAGAGTTCGAGATCGCAACGTGCCAGATCAAGAGTGTAGCAGAAGAACATGAAGAAATGGTCAATATCATCATGGCGAACGCATACCGTGATAAGACTATGGCTGATCTGCTTCAGGAAGAGCAACAGCTGAGAAAATCTCTCCAGTACATGAAAGACAACGGTCTGACGCTTCAAGGCTATACGTTGGACAGCGGACGTCTTCGTGATGTGATTGCTTCGATCATGCAGATGTCGGGAACGAAGATCGCACAGATTGACTCTATCAATGAGCGACTGATACCTGAGTTCACAGAGCAGCTGAAAGAGGGACGACTGACATTCAGTGCAGCATATGAGATCAGCGGCATGGATCAGGAACAGCAGCAGGACATGCTAGAGAAGAGTCAGGAGTCCGGAGGGCTGACCTGGAAAGAAGTGAAAGAAGCAAAGGCAGCGGTAGAAGAACCAGAAGAGCCGGAAGAAGCAGAGAGACAGGAACCGGAGCAGGAAGAAACAACAAAACCAGGAGACGACTATGAGACGCCACATCCGGAAGGAATCACGTCGATCTGCTACGGATGCAGCAGGTATCTGGAGTGCAACGTGAAGACAGGAACCTGCGAGAACTGCGATCAGTATGTCAACAAGGCAGAGGCGGAGAAAACAGACGAGCAGAGGTACGATGAGGAGCAGGCAGCAATCGACAGAGAAACAAAGAGAAAGCTGCAAGAGCGAGAGCAGGAAGAGAAGATGAACAATCTTCCGTCTGACAGCAAGGAGGAAAAGGAGTACATCAGGCTCTCCACGGACACATTCGAGGATGTGATCGCCGGAAGAAGACCATACCTGATTCTGAAAAACGACAAGATCAGAATCGGAATGATCGTGAGTGTGCTTGAATTTATGCAGGGCAGAGCAACCGGAAGAGAACTGGCACTGGAAATCGTCTGCATGGACGATGCAGGAACATCCTCTGCACTGGAAGACGGATATTGTGTCGTAGGCATCCGGCAGCAGGAGGTTCTGAAAGAGGCAGGAGCAGATGCAGCAGAGTATGCAGATCAGCCTGCTATGCAGTACGGAGCATAAGGAGGAGAACATGATTTTTATAAATTCACCATTCGCGATTCTGGATGAGGCTTTTCGGAGTCTCTATCCAGACAAGAAATATAAAGCCTGCATTGAACCGAGCATAAAAGACGATGAAGGAAACCGAGTGTTCGGGTTCACACAGTTCAGCAAAGGAGAGACACCAGTCATCGCAATCAGCGCAGAACTGAACATCATGGACGCGACGGAGATATTCGCACATGAACTGGCTCATGTAGCAGCAGGCGAGGGAGTAGGTCACGGAGAAAGATGGGACGAGGAGTTCCAGAAGATATTCGACGAGTACAACCGGATAGGCAGGGAACGGTTCGGAGAAGACGGAAAAGAAATCGAAACCGCACCAGAATACAGAGGAGGATGGATCCGGTCAGAAGACCGGATGCCGGAGGAAGGCGAAGATGTGCTCGTGTGGTTTGAGTATTTCCGGTTCGGGAACTATCAGGAATTATTCCAGACGGTAGGCATCAGTTGCGCATGGAGAGGCAAGTGGTCAGGGTTCGTGAATGGTTCGAGCGGTTGGAGAGATTTGAGAATTATCGCATGGCAGCCATTACCGGAGCCATACAGAGAGGAGCAGGGTATACGATAGGCGAGAAGAAAGAACCACCAAAGCAGCCTATGAGTAACAATCGCCGCAAGATGAAAGGAATCCAGATGATCAGACGGCAGCAGCTGAGAAGAGTACAGAGGAAGCGGAGAAAAAAAGACGAACGGCTGGCAGCAGCTATCATCACGCTGACAGTGAAGGAACTGAAAGCACAGCACAAGAGAAACAAGAAGGGAGGACACCGGAATGAATAAGGTGATCCTGATGGGACGATTGACAAGAGATCCGGAAGTGAGATACACACAGGGCGAGGAGCCTATGGCAATCGCCAGATTCACACTTGCAGTAGACAGACGAGGCAAGAGGGACGGAGAAGCAAGTGCAGACTTTCCTTCCTGCGTATGCTTCAGACGGACAGCAGAATTCATCGAGAAGTATGCACACCAGGGAACGAAGCTGGTAGTTGTGGGAAGGATTCAGACGGGAAGCTACACAAACCGGGACGGACAGAAAGTATATACGACAGATGTGGTCGTCGAAGAAGCAGAGTTCGCAGAGAGCAAAGCGGCCGCACAGAGAAACCGGGAAGGAAGCAGCCAGGAACGGCCAGAGCCGGTGGATGCAGACGGGTTTATGAATATCCCGGACGGTATTGACGAAGAGCTGCCATTTGCATGATGAGCAAGCAGCGGTATTTATGGCTGGCAGTGACCGCGGATGAATACGAACTGCCGCTGGCCGTTGAGAATACGGCAGCGGAATTAGCAAGGCGGCTGGGAGTCAGTGAGGATACCGTCAGGGTGATGGAATACCGCGGAAAAAATGAAAGGTACAGAAGAACGAAAAAGGGACCGATGCCGGGCTTTGGAGTCCGGTACAAGGTCCGGAAAGTGGAGGTGGATGGATGAGAGATATACTGTTCCGGGCAAAATTAAAAGATACGAATTACTGGGCAGAGGGATTCTATTGCCGTATGAGAGAGACGACATACTGTTGCGAGGAAGATTATAAACGGCATCCTGTACCGTTGCATCATCTGATTGCAGTGGACGAAATGACAGACTGGGGTCTGCCAAACAGATTGCGACTGTATGAGATCAACCCGGAAACATTATGCCAGTATACAGGATTGTGTGATAAGAATGGTAAGAAAATCTGGGAAAATGACATTGTACAGTATGGGGAATATACGGCTGTTGTCAGATATGGAAAATATACAGCAGGATTTTATGTTGATTTTCCAGAGGAAACAAACTACAGAAAAGATCTTGGCTACTGGTACGAAAAAGTAAGTGTGATCGGCAATGTGCTTGAAGATACAAAAGGAAACCGTCTGGAATCCCATACGGTTAGCGAGTCCGGATGGATTCCGGTGACAGAGAGATTGCCGGAAAATGGTGATTATGTGCTGATGTCGTTTGAAAAATTCCCCCTTGCGTCTACTGGGTATTATGTAGGAAATAAAGAAACAGGCGGTAACTGGTATTTAGCTAATTGGATTGATGAATATACCTGTCTGGCAAATGACCTGTTCGTCAATGCCTGGATGCCGCTGCCAGAACCATACAGGGAGGATGAAGAAGATGGGAAATGACAAGAACTGTAACACATGCAGATACCACGACAGCAGAGGGATCTGTGTGTGCCCGAAGAGTGAAGAGTTCAGAGATGTTACAGTGAACACATACTGCTGTGGACAATACGAAAGAAGCTGGAAAAAAGCCATGGTTGAGGCGTTCATGAAAGGGGCGAGAAGATGAAGGATGAAAGCAGCTGAGAAGAACGCCAAACGGCGGGCACATTATAACCATCTGGAGCGTGCAGTGGATGCTGATGCAGCCAGAAGATTCCATGAGCCGACCTATTCACAGCGGATCCATCACTATGTGAAACAGGTATATGAACAGCTGGAACTGGTAGCAGGCCTGAGCGGGTTCGAGATTGCCGGTCTGAGGGACAGACGGACCGGCAGGGAATACTATAAGGCAGATAACGAAGTACATGAAAGAAAACAGGAGGAAGAGCCGTGATCACGATCAAAACAGAGAAACATACATACACAGCAAAAATGGGGGCGGAGGAAAGCGAGAAGCTGTTCAAGGAGCTTGTCATTCAACTGTTCGGATATACCGGACAGTTGGCCGTTCCGGGAACAGAGGCGGCTGTTATCCCGGAAATCCCTGCATACGAGGCGGAAAACGAGGGGAAAACAGAAGAAATCCCGGATGCTATGAAAGAACCGGAAGAATACATGGAGGACAAGTGCTCCGTGGATCCAGTCACAGAACCCGAGCCGATCGGGAAAGAAAATGATGGTTATGGTGGTTTTCTGCACATTAAATGTCAGTACTGTGGAAAGGAAAGAACGTTTTGCAGCAAGCATAAAATAAAATCTTGCAAGTGCAAAGAATGCGGTGAGGAAACAAAACTGAAAGATCTGGTACAGTTGTATACAAACTGTGAATGTGGAAGAAAAGCAGCATACTGGACAAACATGACAGAAAAGGCATTCGATGTACGCTGTGTTGACTGTGGCCAGCCTGTGGCAGTAATGTACAACAAGAAAAAGAACCTGTACGAGACAATACAGTAGCAAGGAAATGTATGAGGGGAGGCGATGCCGGTGGAAATGACAAGGGCAAAACTTGACGGGTATCGGAAACTGGTGCAGGAGATTCCGATACTGGAATGCGAGCTTAGGGAGCTGTGGCTGACAGATAAAGGCATGGGGAACAGTGTGATCATTAACGGAAAGAATGGATCGAAGAAACCGGAAAGTGTCGTTGGTTTTGACCATGAGCGATACAATCGGCGGAAAGAATCTTTGCAGCGGAAGAAAGAGGAAGCCAGAGCAATCCGTGAATGGATCGAGGCAATAGAGGACGGACAGACAAGATGTGTGTTCCGGATGTTCTACGTGGATGGGGTGACCTGGGAGCGGATTGCAAGCAAGACCGGACACAGCAAAAGCCCGGATTATCCGCGGCTGATGATAAGGGATGCATACCTGAAAAAAATGAAGATAAAATAAAAAAAGTTCGTTTTATTCGGATTATTCGTTTTATAATACAATGGAAGCCAAAGGCGGAGTTGCCGCTGCTGAATAATCATATTAATTCCTTTTCATTGTGGTAAGCACTTGCATACAGATGCAGGTGCTTATTCACGTTCGGGGGTGGTGTATATGGAGAAAGAGATGTTGGACTGGATCACGCAGCTGATTCGGGAAAATGATGTACACAGATTCTATGCATCACCGGTCTGGCGAAAGAAACAGGCACAGATACTGCGTGAAAACCATTGTGAGTGCGAAAGGTGTAAAAGGAAAGGGCTTGTCGTAAGGGCAAGAACCGTGCACCATAAGAAGTATCTGCGGGAACATCCGGAGCTGGCACTGGAGGATGAGAACCTGGAACCGATCTGTGAACGGTGCCATTATGAGGAGCATCATAAGAAACGCAGGTTTATCAATGAGGAGCGATGGTAGAAAGAGCGGTGGCAGGGCATCCCCCCGGCCGAAAAAAATGAAAAAACTCTGGGGAACCGGTGACCGGGGAGGGGGCTCGTATCCGGAGAAATTTTGAAAAAACTGAAAAAGTTGGGTGGTGAAGGCAAAATGGCAAGGAAAAAGAGCGAGGCGGCACAGAGACGAAAAACGCTGGAAAGCCTGAAAAATGCACTGGTTTCGAATAAGCTGTCTGAAAAATTTTTACAGGATAAGGTAGATGAATATATGTCATTTTACGATGATTTATCGTGGATTAATGAGACACTTATTGCACTGAAATCGTCCGGAAACTGTTCCCTAAAGGTATACACGGATGCCACAGCCGAAAAACGCCGGATCTCATCCGAGATGCGTAACATCTTACGCTTCCTGGGATTGAAGCCACAGGATGTGAACCTGACGGGCGGTGAGGACGATGAGGAGCTATAGCCCATATATTGACCCTTACCTGCGTAAGATCAAAAACAATGAGGTTCTGCATTGCCAGGAACAGGATCTTATGATCGACAATCTTGTAATCCCTGTGCTGGAACGTGAAGATGTCATTATCGATAACGAAAAAATAGAAAAAGGATTATCCCTGCAGAAGTACTTCCCATATCGTCTGATCGAATGGGAGGTTTTTTTGTTTGCCCTGATCGTCGGAGTGTATTTTACAGACGGCGATATCGTTTTCAATGAAATACGCGTAATGGTAGGACGCGGAAGCGGGAAGAATGGTTTTATTTCTTTCCTGTGCTTTTACTTCCTATCGCCGTATCACGGGATACGCGGTTATAACATTGACTTGATGGCAAATGCCGAGGACCAGGCGAAAACGTCATTCAAAGATGTTTACGAGGTGATCACAGATCCGGTGGAAGCAAAGTATAAAAGCGTCCTGAAGAAGAACTATCATGCAACCAGGGAACTGATTACAGGAAAGGATACAAAGTCAGAACTACGTTACAACACTTCTTCGAAGCGTGGCAAGGACAGCAAACGTACTGGCTGTATCATTTTCGATGAGAAACACGAGTACACGGATGTGCAGAACATGAACACGCTGAAATCCGGACTTGGAAAAGTCTGGCACGGCCGTATCATCACGATCACAACGGATGGGCACATCAGGGGAGCGGTACTGGATCAGGAGAAGGAACAGAACAGGGCAATCCTGAAAGAATATAATCCACTGAACCGTACACTGGTATTCTGGTGCCGTATCGAGAAAGAAGAGGAATGGAATCAGATTGATAAGCTGGTCAAGGCGATACCGAGTCTGAATGATTTCCCAAGTCTTCGGACTACGATACAGAAGGAAATCATTGATATGCCATACAACATGGATTATTACCCAGAGTATATGGCAAAGCGGTGCAACTATCCGATCGGCAATAAAGAGGTGGAAGTTGCCACATGGGAAGACATCAAGGCAGCCACAAGCCAGGAAATACCTGATCTGACAGGAAGGAACTGTGTCGGAGGCGTGGATTATGCAAAGACGAACGACTTTGTGGTTTGTGGTCTGACATTCCACGTAAAGGGCAAGGTGTATTACATCCAGCATACCTTTATCTGCCGAAGCTCCCGTGATCTTCCGGGCATTAAGGCACCGCTTCAGGAGTGGTGTGAAAAAGGAGACGCAGAGATGGTGGACGATGTGGAGATTCCGCCGCATCGGGTGACCGGATGGTTTGAGAAAATGGGACAGACATATAACATCCTGAAGATTGCGATCGATAACTTCCGTTACTCACTGCTCAATTCCGAGTTTAAGAAGATTGGGTTTGATGCGTTTGAACGGAAGAATATCCTGCTGGTACGGCCGAGCCATATCATGCAGGCAGCACCGATCATCAATTCTTTGTTTATCAACCATAACATCGTGTTTGGAGATACGCCGATCATGCGGTGGTATACCAACAACACAAAAAAGCAGATGGACAGCAACGGCAATATCACGTATGGAAAGATTGAGCCGAATTACCGGAAGACAGATGGCTTTATGGCATTTGTCAACACGATCGTGATCTTGGATGAAATACCGGAAGAAATTGACTATAAAGAGATTGACTTTGGCGTATACACCTATTGAGAGGAGGTGAAAAAATGGGGTTCTGGAGCTGGCTGAAAGGTAAAACGCTTGGAGGAAAAAGCGTTGAAGTTTCTATGGAAACGCTTCAGAAATATGTGGATCAGGAGAAGATGGCGAAGCTTGTCATGGAAGAGTTTACGATCCATGCGGCGATCAATCTGATCGCAAACTGTATTTCAAAGTGTGAATTTAAGACCTATTCCGGAGGAAAAGAAAACAGTGGGGAAGAATATTATGCATGGAATTTTGAACCGAATCTGAACCAGAATGCAAGTCAGTTCCTGCAGGAGCTGGTGGCGAAGCTGTTATATAACAACGAGTGTCTGGTGATAGAGTCCAAGGGGCAGCTTATGATTGCAGAAGGGTTTGTGAAAGAAGAATATGCATTAAAAGAAACTGTATTCAGCCATGTGTACCGGAAAGGACTGACGTTCGATAGGACATTCCGAATGTCCGAAGTGCTGTATTTCCGCCTGAGCAACAAAAATATCCGAAGCCTTCTGTCAAATCTGTGTGCGGGATATGATGAACTGTTGAATGAAGCGGTGGATAAATACGAAAAAGCAGGCGGAGAGAAAGGAACATTGAAGATCGATGCGATCGCAAGCGGTAAAAAGTATGGAGAACGGAGCTTTGAAGAAGTCTTTGAAGACCTGATGAACAACCGTTTTAAGACATTTTTCAATAGCAGGAGTGCAGTTCTTCCGTTGTTTGATGGGTTTAATTATACAAAACAGGCAGCAGAACAGAGTAAAAAATCTACTTCGGAGGTTAAGGATATCACAGATATTCTTGATGAGATTGTAGAAACGGTAGCACGGGCGTTTTCCATACCGGTGTCCCTGCTGAAAGGCGATGTGTCGGATGTGGAGAAAATCACAAGGAACTTTCTTACGTTCTGTATCGATCCGCTGTGCGAGATGATACAGAAAGAGATCAACCGGAAACGGTACGGCAGGAAAGAGATCCAGAAAGGGAACTATCTGAAGATTGACACTACGGCCGTTATGCATATTGATGTCTTTGACATTGCCGAGAAGATTGACAAGCTGATCGCAAGCGGTATGTACTGCGTTGATGAACTGCGTCAGAAACTTGGTGATGCAGAACTGGGAACGGAGGAAAGCCAGATGCACTTTATTACGAAAAATTATACGGAATTATCTGGAATTTCAGATGTGAAAGGGGGTGACACAGGGTGAGAAAGAAGACAAAGTACCGTTTTGAACAGATGGCGGGGCAGGGAGTGGTCAAGCTCTATATTTACGATGATGTGACGGCTTATGGAAATTTCAACTGGGAGACCTGGGAATATGATGACAGCGAAACCAGTGCCAATTATTTCCGGGAGCAGCTGGCGGCGATTCCGGAAACGTCTACGATTGAGCTTCATGTCAACAGCAATGGCGGAAGTGTGAAAGAAGGGATTGCGATCTACAATCTGCTGAAACAGCACAACGCAGAAAAGGTCTGCTATGTAGATGGATTTGCGTATTCAATCGCAAGCGTTATCTGCATGGCATGTGACAAGATCGTTATGGGGCTTGGCACATCGATGCTGATCCACAATATGGCGATGTCCGTATACGGCGATGCACAGACGCTGCGGAAATGTGCAGATGATCTGGATGTTCTGATGGAATCCAACCGCAAGATCTACATGGAACGAGCTAAGAACCTGACAGAAGAACAGCTGACCGAGATGATGGACAATGAAACATTCCTGACACCGCAGCAGTGCCTGGAATATGGTTTCTGTGATGAGATCGCAGAGTATCAGGCAGACCAGAATAAATTAAACCAGCAGGCAGCAGAAGAAATCCGGCACCTGCGGCAGGAGCTGTCGGCGATGAAAAGCTTCCGTGAGGAGATGAAACAGTTTTCGCCGGCGAAAAAGAAAGAGCCATTTCCGGGAAATCCAGAAGGAACACCGGGAACAGAACAGGGCAAAGAACAGAAAGTACTCAAAATGCTGAGTGCTTTTTTTGATGCATTTAACAAGGAGGAATAGGATGAAAAACAAAGATCTGTTGAAAGAAGAAAACAAAGAACTGATGCAGGCACTTTCCCAGGCATTGAAGGAAGATGATGATGATGCGATGGCAGAGGCCTTTGCGGCATTTGCGGAAGGTGTGCAGGAACGAATCATGGAAGAATACAAAGACCTGCGTCAGAGCAAAGATGCTACGATCCTTGCATCCCGCGGCATCCGACAGTTGACAGGGGAAGAAAAAACATTTTACCAGGCATGGATTGATGCGGCAAAATCTGCGAACCCAAAGCAGGCATTGATAGACATCGACAAAGCAATGCCGGAAACGATCATTGATGAAGTGATCGATGATATGCGTGAATCCCATGAACTGCTGTCAGAGATTGACTTTATCAACTGCCAGGGAGCAGTGAAGATGATCATCAATGCAGACAATATCGACCTCGCAACCTGGGGAGCGTTAAATTCTGCGATCAGCACAGAACTTGCAGGAAAGATTGACCTGCTGAACATGACACTGGCAAAGCTGACCGCATTTATCCCGGTGCCGAAAGATATGTTCGTCCGTGGACTTGGACCGGAGTGGCTGGATAATTATGTGAGGATCATTCTTTCAGAAGCAGCTTCAGCCGGTCTGGAAAAAGGCATCCTGAAAGGGACAGGAAAAGACCAGCCGATCGGCATGTGCAAAAACCTGGACGGTGCGGTGACGCAGGGCGTGTACGCAGATAAAGCAAAAGTGTCATTGAAAACGCTGGAACCGAAAGAATATTGTGCAGCGGTAGCACCGCTGGCAAAGAAGCCGGACAGCGTTGGCGGTTACCGTACCGTTCCGGAAGTCATGCTGGTGGTCAATCCGGTAGATTACATCCAGCGTGTGGTTCCGTCTTCTACAGTACGTGCCACAGACGGAACCTATAAGAACAACATCTTCCCATATCCGACCAAAGTAGTACAGTCTGCCGCACTGGATGAAGGGGAAGCCATTATGGGTATTGCCAAAAAGTATTTTATGGGTGTTGCGGCAGGTGATTCCGGCATGATCGAGTATTCTGACGAATACCAGTTCCTTGAAGATAACCGTGTATACATCACAAAACTTTACGGAATGGGACGTCCGAAAGATAACAATGCATTCCAGTATCTGGATGTATCGAACCTGCAGCCGGCACCGATGAAAGTGGAGATCACAAACACAGTGGACAATCCGGTGAACACAAAGGCGAAAGCGTAATTTATGAAGGTCGAGAAAATGTTGCAGGATACCAGGAATTATCTTGATATCACGTATGAAGACAATGATACCGATGTAAAGCTCCTTGGCATTATCAGGCGTGGTGCAGACTATCTGGATAGGGTAGCCGGAACGCCGCAGGATTATAATACAGATTCTGCGGCAAAATCCCTGCTCCTGGATTACTGCAGGTATGCAAGGAATAATGCACTGGAGCTGTTTGAACAGAATTTCAGAGCGGAATTGATCATGCTGAGAATCGGGGTGCAGACAGGTGAGTATGCAGAACGACAAGAGTGATTTCCAGACCTATAATGACGGAATCTGCCATTTTCATGAAATAGATGAAGATGGCAGACCAGAAAAAGAAGTGGAGCGACTCCGTTATCAGGAACGCACGGTCGGTGTCAGGCGGTATTATGAAGCAATGACGGCAAAAATGCAGATTGACCGCCTGATCCGTGTACCATTCCGGGAAGATATCACCACAGGACATTATGCCGTTATAGCAGGGCAGACGTATAAGATCCGGCAGGTGCAGACGATCGCAGATTGCAGACCGAAGTCTATGGATATATCCCTGCAGAAGATCCGGCAGAGAGGAAGATGATATGGCACAGTTTGAGTTACATGGATTTGATGACCTTATGATGCAGCTTGACCGGCTTGGAAGGACGGATGAGGTCGCACCAAAAATGCTGGAAGAAGCGGTGCCGATCCTTCAGGAGGAAGTTGTCAGCCAGGCAGAAAAGCACAGAGATACCGGTGAGATGGCAGCGTCCATTAAACCAACAAAAGTAACGAAAAGTGCAGATGGTTATCGTGTGGTTGTCCGGCCGACCGGGAAAGCATCCGGAAGAAACGTTCGGAATATGGAAAAGCTGGTGTACCTGGAATATGGTGTCCGGGGAAGACCGGCGACTCCGGTTCTGACAACAGCTGTGTTAAATGCAAGACCGGATGTGATTCGGAAAATGCAGGAAGTATTTACGAGGGAGATGAGCCTGTGAAGTCAGATGAGCTGTTAAAGAAAACCCTGGAGCAGACCGGACTTCCGGCAAAGTACCAGGAATACCGGGGAAGCAAAGAAGTGTACCTGGTGTACAACGAAGAAGATGAACGCAGCATCGCCCATGCAGATGACAGGCCGCAGGCGGTGTCAATCTGGTGGCAGGTTCATCTGTTCGCCCCAGAAGATTATGATTTCCGGGGTATGAAGAGAAGACTGCGTGTCCTGCTCCTGGAAGCGGGTTTTGCAGTGCGTGACGCAGTGACATTGTTTGAAAAAGAAACAGGAAGTATACACGTGATCTTATCGTGTAATATGACAGAAGACATGGAGGATGAAACATGGCAAAAATTGGATTAAAATATCTGGTAGCAGCAAAACTGAATGAAGACGGAACTACATACGCAAAAGGATTTGTAGTTGCGAAGGCGATCAAAGCGAATATCACTGCAAACAGCAATGATGTAAAGTTATATGCAGATGATGGAGTATCCGAATCCGATAAAAGCTTTAAGGATGGCAATATTTCCCTGAACGTGGATGACCTGACACAGAAAGTATATGCGGATCTGCTTGGTCATGAGTATAAAGCAGCAAACAGCGAGGGAAACGAGCCGGAGACCGTTGTTGCATCAGCGGATGATATTGCACCGTATCATGGTGTCGGATTCTATGGACGCGTAAGACGGAATAACAAAGACTCATTCCTTGCAAAATGGCTGAAAAAAACACAGTTTTCTGAGCCGAACGATGAAACAGATACCAAAGGAGAGACGGTGACGTTCCAGACACCGACCATTGAGGGAACGGTATTTCAGATGAGTGACGGAACCTGGAAAGAGCAGGCAGAATTTACAGAGGAATCAAAAGCGGTAGAATGGCTGAACAAGAAAGCCGGAATAGGGGCATAATTATGAGTGATATGAATCCAAAAGGGGAATTGCTGGTGATTGGATTGGAGGAAAGACATCTCCTCCTGAACATCAATACGATCGCAGAGATTCAGGATCATTATGATATGACACTGGATGAAGTAGTAGGAATGCTGACAGATAAGCGTGAGGCGGTAAAAGTACTGCGTACAGTGGTCACGATCCTGTTGAATGATGAGGCAGACCGGAAGAAAAGGGGAGGCTGTGAACTGAAACATTACACGGAACAGGAAGTCGGGTGGCTGATTACACAGGAAAATGTCTCGGAAGTACTGCTTACCGTACTCAGGGCATATGGGCTTTCACTTCCGGAGCCGGATGAATTCGAATCCCCAAACGTGACGAGCGGGCAGACAGGATAAATGTCGCCCGCATTTTATATATCGGATGCAAGTTGCTGAATTTTTCCCAACAGGAAGTGTTTGACATGACGCTTCGCAAGTTTTTCCTGATCTACAACGAATATCTGGAAGCGAACGGTTTAAAGGAGCAGGAACTGACCGTGGACCAGGTTTTCTGAGTGAAAACATGGCCGGTCCTTTCGATACCGCTTGACTTTTGTATATATGAAATCGTATAATCTATATAAAAGTAAGGAGATATCCGACACAGGAGAAAAGGAAGGGGAATGTAATATGGATCTTGATATTGGAAGACTGGTTCTGGCAGCAGCTATCATTTTTT